AATAATAAATTATATAATATTAAGTCTTGGTATAATTATTATACTTGTTATGATAATATTAATAAAGTAGATAAAATAGATATTCAAGACTTTGAGAATTCAACAAATCGTATTATAAATATTATTTATAATGAAGCATTTATATTAAATAATTTTAAACATATACATTTAGTAGGTGTTTCACAGGGTGGAACACTTTTATTTAATATATTAAATAAATTACCAATTTCAATAGGTGGTCTATATGTAATTAAATCAATTTATATGGATAAATATATAAAATTAAAGAAAAATTTAAAAACACCAATTTTTATATATAGTGGATCACAAGATAATATTTATAATTTAAAATTACAAAAAATTTGTTTTAAAAAATTAAAAAATAGAAAATATGATATTAGTTGGACAATTATAAATAATTTAGATCATTATAAAATATTAACAAAAGAACATAAATTTATAATAAATAATTTTCTAAAAACTTTATTCTGTATTAAACTGTAATTAAAATGATTAAGTTATACTATTAAATATTATATAATTATCTCTAATAAATAATATTTATATTATATAAGTTAAAATATGTCAAAATGTCAAGAAATTATGTGTAAATTTAATTTAAAAAATAAAAAAGAAGCAAGAGATTGGATTTTAGCAAATCATCCAGATAAATTAGATCATGCAAATCATGATCCTAATATAACACCAGAAATCTACAAAAATGCTTTACCAATAATAAGAGAATGTTTGAAAGATGAAAAATTTTGTGGATCGCCTGAGAAAAAAATAAAAGTAACAAAAAAAAATCGTGCTAAAATTTTTAGTTGTATGCGTAAAACAGCAAATTTTAGCAAAATTGCAAATTATCACAAATTTGATAAAAATGTATTTAGTCCTCAAAAATTTTTAGATGATGTAGCTGAAGCATCACCAAAAATAATTCAATTAATGAAAAATATAGAAAATCTTGATTCAATTGATCAAAAAAATCATGGACATAAATTCAAACATTTTATTTTTTCAGATGTAAAAGAAGGCGGTCATGGAGCTAAAATTATTGCATCCGCTTTTATTGCAGCTGGATATAATAATGTTATACAAGCAAAAAAAGTTTCAGGAGTTCAAAAATTAAAATTATATATAGATGCTCCTAATAGTGAAAAAAATATGGGTCTTTTATGTTCAAATGCAATATATGGTTCTACATTTAATGAAAAATTAAAAAAAGAATTATTAAAACTTTTTAATGAGAGACCTGGTAATATTAAAGGACAAAAATTAAGATTTATAATATTTGATAGTGGATTTAAAGAAGGTATAGATTTATTTGATGTTAAATATGTTCATATTTTTGAACCATCAATGACAGTTGCTGATTTAAAACAAACAATAGGTCGTGCAACAAGAACATGTGGTCAAAAAGGATTGGATTTTCAACCTGGAGTAGGTTGGCCTTTATATGTATATAATTATTATTTGACTGTTCCATCAATATTATCTAATACTTTAACTAGTAGTAAATTTCTAACACAAAATATAAGTAAACCTTCAAATGATGAAAAAGATGAAGATATATTAATTTTTAAAAATATAGAAAAATTTAATGATGCAACTATGTTATATAGTGAATTTGATAAAGCTATGAATAATTTAAGTTTACAATTACTAGAATTAGCTCCATTATTATCTACAGATTATATATTAACAAGAAATTTGCATAATATAGAAGATTTAAATGAGAAATATATGGAAAAAGATTATTATTTAATGGGTGGTGGTGCAAAAAAAGATTTATTTAAAAATATAAATAATAAATCAAAATTTTTTAATATTGATTTCATTAAATGTAAAGGTAATTGTGGGCAAAAAAGTACACATGATGTTCCAGTAGGTATAGATTTTATGAAGAAAGTTTATAAAAAATATGGTCATCCTAATAATTTTTTAATGAAAAATGATTTACGTAGATCATTATGTAGTTATATGTATAGTGTTCCACAATATTGTAAACAATTAAATTATGAATGGGCTTTACGTTATGCAAATGTTCCAAATGCTGTAGAAAAAAATAAGAAATTAGATGATCTTGATTTAGAAATAGTAGAAAATAATGATGAATTTATTCCAAATGATTATAAAAATATAGATTATGATGGTACTAAAAATAATAATATTAAAACACCACGTTCAAATTCTATGATACCAAATAGTAAATTAAATTTCTTAATGTTGCGTGATTTTATTAAAACGAATTATAATTTAAAAAAATATATATGGGATCCTATTACAATAGAAAATAGATGCATTCCAAAACAAGGACAAGAATCAAATGAAATAGAATTTAATCCAACACAGAATTTTTTAACAAACTTTTTTTGTCCAGAATCTCCTTATAAAGGTATACTTTTATGGCATTCAGTAGGAACTGGAAAGACTTGTACAGGTGTAGCAACTGCGACAAGTAGTTTTGAAGAACAAGGATATAATATATTATGGGTTACAAGAACTACTTTAAAAAGTGATGTATGGAAAAATATTTTTGATCAAATATGTCATATTAAATTACAAAATGAAGTAAAATTAGGATTAACATTACCTGAAAAATTAAATGAAAGAAAAAAATTATTAAGTAATTTATGGTTAGAACCAATGTCTTATAAACAATTCAGTAATTTATTAGTTGGTAAAAATAAAATTTATGATATTTTAAAAACTCGTAATGGTTCAGAAGATATTTTAAGAAAAACATTAATTATTATCGATGAAGCTCATAAATTATATGGTGGAGATTTAAAAGCTATTGAACGTCCGAATACAGATGTAATGGAAAATTTAATTATGAATAGCTATACTAAATCTGGTTCTAATTCTTGTAAATTATTAATTATGACAGCTACTCCATTTACAAATAGTCCTTTAGAATTATTTAAATTGATTAATTTATTTTATACAAATGAATCTGAAAAAATAACTACAGATAAAGAAGAATTTAAAAAACAATATATGAATGAAAAAAATGTATTAAGTCAAAATGGTGTTAAAAATCTAGCAAATAAACTATCTGGTTATATTAGTTATTTAAATCGTGAAAAAGATCCAACACAATTTGCACAACCTATTATGATTAATGTTCCAATATTAATGACACATATACAAGATGATGAACTACGTAAGCAATTTTATTTAAATAAACAATTAAATAGTGTAAGCATTAAAGTATTAGAAAAAATTAAAACTCTTAAAATAAAAATAAAAGAATTAAAAACTGAATATAAAGAGAAAAAAACATTAGCAAAAGAATCAAAAAATGCAGGAATAGCTAAATGTAATAGAGACTTTCCTAATTCATCACAAAAAAATGAAAAAGAAAAATGTTTAGAAGAATTTAAAAAAGAATTTGATACATTAAATGAAAATTTAAAAGAAATATTAGATGAAATAAATGATTTACAAGAAGAATTAAAAGAATTAAATGATGAAAAAGATTTTGGTAAAAATTCATCTAAAGAAATGAAAGATAAATTAAAATTATTAAAAAATTCTTTAATTCAAGAATACATATTATATACAAAATGTGCTAATTTAAAATATGTAGAATTAAAAGATTCTAAATCATCATCTAAAAAGTTATCTGAATCATCATCTAAAAAGTTATCTGAATCATTATCTAAATCAAAATCTAATAATTCATATAAATCTTCATCTTCTTATAAATCTGATACTTTAAATGACAAAAAAAAAATAAAAAAAAATAAAAAAACTAAAAAACTAATTAATTTAGCAAAAAACAAAAACAAAAAATATAATAGTTTTTCTGAGTAAAATAATTATTTAAAATTAAATATTATTTATTAAATTAATTTAATAATTAATTTAATAATTAATTTAATAATTATGTTTTTATTACAATTTGATGCTTGTAATATAGATCATTTAAAGATTGGTTCAATTGGTTATGTAATTTATTATGATTCAAATATATTACTAAAAAAATATAAAATGTTAAATAATGTATTAAATAGTAATTATGCAGAGTATCAAGCATTAATAGAAGGATTAAAAAATGCCATTCAATTAAATATAAAAGATTTGTATGTAGAAGGAGATGCAAAAATCGTTATAGAACAAATAAATAATAAATGCAATGTAAAGTCAAATAGTGTTAAACCATTATATCATGAAGTATTAAATTTATTAAAATATTTTGATAATATTGATTTTAATCATATATATCGAAAACATAATTTATATGCAGATTCATTAGCAAATCATGCATTAATTGAATATTTTAATAATTCTAAATCTTAAATATTGAATTTAATGTTTGAAACTTTTTTTACATAATGGATCTTTTAATGCTTTTGGAAAAGTTTTTCCTGTTTTTTTGCAAAAAGCCTTAACGTGCATAATCCATTTTGATGGACCTTTTTTTCTTGTAGTTTTTTTTTTAACTACTTTTTTTTTTGTTGAACGAGTTCTTTTTTTTGTTAAACGTCTTCTTCTTTTTTTACCTCCTTTTAATAAATTTTCAACTTCTGAAGCATTATTTTCAACTTCTGAAACATTATTTTCAACTTCTGAAACATTATTTTCAAGTAGTTCACCTGTTTCATTTGATAACTCTTGAACCATTTTTATATATATTATAAATATATTATTTTTAAAATATAAGAATTATTTAAAATGAAATAGTTTAAATAATTTAAAAATGATCTTTTTGATTATTATAAAATAATCAAATAATTTAAATAATTTATATGGATTGTGTTAATGAAAAATGGTTAATATTATTTGAAAAATATAATAAAACAAATGAAAATAATTCAATATATGAAATATTAAAAAATATTAATCATCTTTTAGATTATTATAAAATAAATAATTTTAATATTACAATATTTCCTAAAGTTGAAAATATCTTTAAATGTTTTAATTATTTTGAACCGAACAATACTAAAGTAGTATTGTTAGGACAAGATCCATATCATGGTTTTAATCAGGCAACCGGACTTTGTTTTGGTGTAAATAATAATATTATTCCACCATCTTTAAAAAATATATCTAAAGAATTAAAAAATGATTTAAATATAGAATTAAAAGATTATACTTTAGAAAATTGGGCAAAACAAGGTGTTTTATTGCTTAATGCATCATTGAGTGTTATACAATCTAAACCAGGTTCACATATGAAATTATGGAATCATTTTACTGATTTTATTATAAATGAATTAAATAATATTAATCATAAAATTATTTTTGTTGCTTGGGGAGCATTTGCACATACTAAATTAAAAAATATTAATTTAATCAAACATAGTATTATTATATCTTCACATCCTTCACCATTAAGTGTTTTTAAACAATATAAAACTTTTCCATCATTTAATGGTTCTAAACCATTTTCAAAAATCAATGATTTATTAATTAAAAATAATGAAAAAATTATACAATGGTAAATAAAATTGATATAAATATATATTTAAATATATAACATATATCAAATATATATTTAATAAAATGTTAATAGAAGATAATACTTTTATAGATTTAACAAATACATTAAATAATAACAATAATAATAATAATAATATTAATAATATTAATAATATTAATAATAGAAGAAAATTTAAATATTTTAAAAATATTAAATCTAATATAAAAATATTTTTTAAAGATTTATTACAATTAATATTTCCATTATTAATTATAATTGGAATTATATGTATGATATATCTTGCAATTTTACATTTTTATAAATCTTAATTATTATTTAAAAAATAATAAATTTGATTTTTATTTACTATTTTTTTATATTAAAATATATTATTGACTAATGAAATTTTACGCTGTTGCAAAAGGACACAATATAGGTATATATAATTTTTGGAATGATGCAAAAGAACAAGTTTTAAATTATAAAGGAGCAATATTTAAAAGTTTTAATACTGAAAAAGACGCCGAAAATTTTATATTAAATATAAATTCTTCTGAAACAGAATTTTTTCAAAATATTTATAATAAATATGATATAAATGATGTAGATTATTTTGTATATACAGATGGATCTTGTTATAATAATGGAAATATGAATGCATTATCAAGTATTGGTATATATTTTGATGAAAAAAATGTTAAAAATGTATCTAAAATTTTAGAAAATAATATAAATCATACCAATAATAGCGCAGAATTACAAGCTATAATAGAAGCATATAAAATTATTAAAGATGATTTAAAAGATAAAAAAATTTGTATATTTACTGATTCAGATTATAGTATAAAATGCGCAACAAGTTATGGTGAAAAATGTAATTTAAATAATTGGATTAAAAATATACCAAACAAAGATTTAGTAAAAGAAATTTATACTATTTATACTAATAATCCAAATTTAATGATAAAATATATAAAAGCACATACAAATTTACAAGATATTCATTCTATTGGTAATGCTAATGCAGATAAATTAGCATATAATGCAATAATTAATTATAAACGTGATCTTAATAAAAAATCTTGAATATTTGGATTCCAAATTTTAAAATCTTTTAAATAACGTAATGTTTTAAAACGTTTTATTAATATTTTTAATTTATAACATTTCCATTTTGATTGTATTTTGGTTGCTGCTTTAGATTTTAAAGTTTCTAATTTTGTCAGAAAAATAATATATTCAATTATATCATCTGAAAGTTTATCCCAAGACATTTTATTATATTAATTATATTAATTATATTAATTATATTAATTATATTAATTATATTAATTATATTATTTTATCAATTAAACCATAATTTAAAGCTTTACTAGAATTTATCCAAATATCATGATAAAATAATTCATCTAAAGTTTTACTATCAATATTACTATTTTCTAAATATATATTTTTTATAATTTTCATAAATACATCAACATTAGTATTTAAATCTTTAACTTCTAATAGTGAAGTTGGATCTTGGTTTTGCAATTTAACACTATGTATCATTAACACTGAATGATTATACATATATCTTTCTGAACCGACTACACTTAATAAGGTTGCTGCGGATGCAGCATATCCACGAATATATGTATGTATTGGAATACCTAAGTTTTTT